CTCCACCACCGCCACCAGAGCCGAAGCCAGCGGCGGCAGCGGATGCAGATGTTAAATACCCTAAGCCCCCAATTTGAGTAGAAGATGAAATGAGCCCATTAGGTATATTTATCAATTCTTCAAATACACTACCAGTTATGTACCCTAGTTCTGTAATCTGTGCTGAGGAAGATACTGTACCGGCAGGTATATCAGTTATTCCACCTCCAAACCCTAATGCTGTAATTTGAGCTGAAGAGGAAATGATACCAGAAGGTTTTGCTGTTACTTCTGAATAAGCTACGCTAGAGGTAAATATATGACCACCTAAACTTACTACTGTATGACCTGAAGTATTAGAGTCAAAGTCAATTTTAACAGAATTATTTGTTAATAATTGTACAGAAGCAGGTAAGATTTGATAATTACTGTCATTATATACCGCTACGTTAATATTTTCTGAACCAAAATTATGTTCTACTGTTAATGAACTAGTATTTTCAAAGTTGGTTTTTACAGATGATACTTGTCCTATGTTTAAATTAGTTAAACCAGACCCATCACCTGAGAATTTAGATGCTGTTAATATACCAGTCCCTAAATCTACATTACTATTTGATAAATGTCCTACAGTTTGTACTGAGGATGATACTATTCCTTCAGGTATATTTACTAATTCACTAAATTGTGATCCAGTAATGTAACCTAAATCAGTTATTTGTGCAGATGCACTAACTATACCCGCAGGTACGTTAAATAAATCTGTATAAGAGGCAATATTAGATGAAGTTACAAAGCCTAGATCTTGAATTTGCTGTGATCCAGATATAACTTCTTTTTTAAATCCTAAATTAAGTATTTGTTGTGAGCCAGATATAAGATCTTCTTTAGAAAACCCTAAAGCTATAATCTGATTAGAAGAAGAAATAACTAATTCACTATCGCTTTTAAGAAAATAAGAAGAAGATGCTGCATTTAATAAGTCTACACTTGAGGTATATGCTTCTAATGCATCTACTCTTATATTATTCGATGCAGTATATGCTAACATCGAAGCAGAATGTATCCTTAACGATCCAACTTCAGGATCAGCACCTGCTGTAAGTGCATCTATCTCTGCAAATACGTTTCTACCGTTAACTGTAAGTTGAGAACCAGATATATTAAGAGAGCCGGTAAGGTTGAGTGATTCAACCCCAGGTATCATTTGGGTCTGTACTACCCCGCTTTGTATAAAGGCTAACGAGCCTGATAATTCGCCGGTGAATTTTGACATCTTCTACTCTTAATATTTAAATCTGCGAAACCTCGGTCGAAAACGGCCTTTGTAATAATAAATAGACAGTTCTGTTAAAGATTTGTCTCTGTTTCGGCACCAAATCGTAGTTCTGACTTAGTATAAAACTTCCTATTGTTGTGAGGATGTGCATTTATTGCATCTGTAATAATATGTCCTAGTAGATTTATCTGAAATTCAGTCTTTACTATCCTGTCATTACCTTGAACTATTTCAGCTGATGTGGTATAGTTATTGATTTGAGCTCTAAATCTAAATTTACTTGGATCTCCCCAATAAGAATCCGAGGCAAAGTTAACTCCTTCTATTATTTTATTGTTTTGTTCGACATAATCTGTAAATATAATACAGGAATAAACTATATTAACATAGTCAGGAATAGCTACAGCATAATATTCTTCTACTCCTACCCTGTTATTAAGTATTGCAAATCTGTCGTATACGTTTTTCTTAGTAAACTTCTTTTTAAATATACCATAGTTAGTTGGATTATTACCATCTAACTTATTTCCTAAGTTTCTATTCTTTTCTAAACTATCTCTTCTAAATACTATTAGAGGAGCTTGCATTTTACCGTTTTTGTCACGGTAATACCCGTCTTTCTGCATGGAAGCCCAACGTTCTGGTGAACCATATACCAATGGAACAAAGATCTGTTTACCGTTCTGAGTTACATTAGGTTTAAGTACTTCGTTAAAGTAGTAGTAGATAGCTTCATCTATGTCTTTGATACCTACAGTTAAGTTTTTAACCTTATCTTCTTTACGACTTACCTGTAATGCCCTATCTCTATTTCTATCTTCACTGTACTTTGAGTTTATTTCAGCACCAGTCTCAGGATTTTTGTAGTTTTCTATACTATCCTGTGATAATCTTTCTTGACTCTTTGGTTGTGGTTTTCTATCTGCCATATTATCTTACTTCTGCTAAACCTACTCTATCAGCTCTAGTTAAGTGACAGTCAACTGTTATAGACATTGACGATCCAAACCCACTTGCATGTCCTGAGAGGTTATATTGGTTATTTCTTCCTAAGAATAACTGGTTTTCTCTAACTGTATCTACTTCATAGAAGTCATTATGCCATTGAACGATGTCTCCTACTTCAGGTACTAGGTTAGAATCAACTAAATCTTGTCTGATAAATGCAAATGATGCCTGTCTACCTAAATCTATACCGAATTCCTGTACATCATATACTTGATCCCCTCTAGTTATAAGGCAATACATCTTAATTGCATTCCAATACGTTTTTTGTAGTGCTTCTCCGTATAAATTTACGTCTAAATCTTCCAAAGACAGTTTATGGTATAATACTTCCTGCTCTATTATGTCTTTTAATAGCTCTCGGTTGATATTAACCAGTAAATCAAAGTCTCTGTTAGATCCAAATAGCATTACTTCTCTTCTATTGTTTGTTCTCCTACTTCTACGTTAACTATATCACTATATTTAGCTTTTGCATTGCTTTTTAGTGCTTCAAACGCTTCCATAGGCTCTTTTTGACTAATTATCTTTACTTTATACGTAGCTCTGTTACTATCACTGTCTTCTGACGCTACTGTACACGTAGTTACACCTGGTAATGCACGTATTGCATCATCATACCCACTAGGACCATCTTCAGCATAGGTAATTTGTACCATAGCCTCGTATGTTCTGTAGTCTATCTCTAATATAAGGTGTGCTAACTTCATTATCCCACGTATATAGTCATTGGTATTGATTTTAACGTATTTTGAACGTCTTCTGCCTCTTTAGCTTGTGCTTCTAACTGTGCTCCCCTACCAGTTGCGTTTAATGTATCACGTAATTGTGTTAAAAGAGCTGTTTTTTCTGCTCTAGCGTCGGCTAACAGGTCAGCTTGATTCAAAGTAGCTTCAGAACCAGGTACTGGTACTACTTATACTTCCCTCTTACGTATCCTAACACTTCTTTTGCTAAAGCTAAGGTATAATTAAAGATCCATTGACGTCCTACACTGTTAATATGACTATATGTAGGGTTACTGTAAGGTACTTCTGCTACGTTTGTTATCTTATTAGTAGAATTGTCGTAGTTTATCTGTCCTTTATCTGATTCTTTGTAGTATTCGAAGTAAAGACTACCAGATGCACCAGGAATAGGGAATATTCTTAAGTTATTGTTAACTATCTCAAAAGAAAACGCTGATTTTCTTACTTGATCGTTAAATTCAATAGCTTGAGTCTTCAATATATCAAAAGAAGTAGGCATAAGTAAGAAATTTACCCCCGGGCTGAATGATCCGAAATCAAATGCTGTCAAAAGCGATTGAACTCCTGTTCCTGTACCTGCATATGGGTCAAAATAACGTTGAATAGCAGGTGGTGCTTCGTAATACACCTTTCTTACTTCAATACTACCTGTAATACCTTGCTCAGATGTCCATTGATTAAGGTCATAGTTCTGTTGATTAGCATTTATAGCTATAGAGCCAGTATATTTAGTAACATTCCCACCAACTCCGGCTTCTGTACCGTAGTGTTTAGATATTTGTATGATACGATTTAAAGTAGGGTCAGTTAGCTGGTTATTCATACTACTTCCTGTAGTAGAACCTTCTAAGTTTAAGTAGTTTTCTCTAATTTTATACTGAAAGACTTCATTACCGTAAGTAGTTACAGCTTCTTCAAAGCAAGCAAACATTTGAGCTTGCTGTAATTCAACATCCATTAGTGGATATCCTAAACGAGTCCCACAAAACTTAGCTACTTTTACAGCATCAGTTTGAAAAGAAGAATCGCTATCATAAAATCCGAACGGAGTATCGCCTTCACTAAAGGTAGCCGTTCCGTTCCATATACTTACGTTTGCCATTGATTACAGTTTTATATAAATAGCAGTTAATCTCTGAAGGTTTTATATACTTCTAACAGAGGTCCAACTATTTCATGTCTATGGTTTAGTTCTAATGAATGAGTTACGAACCCTTCCACTTGTTCTTCTAATCTAGATAAGAAAGAAAATCCAGTTTCTCTTTTATCTTTTAAATCTATCTGAGCTATATCTCCACATATTGCCATTTTAGATCCTTTACCCAGTCTACCTATTACAGTTTCCATTTGAGAATGAGTAACATTCTGAGCTTCATCTACAATAACAAAAGAATTTAAAAATGTTCTACCTCTCATGAACGCAAAAGGTACGATTTCTATATTACCGTTATCCATTTCCTTGCGTACTTTAGCTTCATCATATAACATGAATAAATTATGATAGATGGGTGCTAACCAAGGGTCCATTTTCTCCCTTATATCGCCTGGTAGAAAGCCAATACTTTCTTTAGACACGGTAGGACGTGTGATAATTATTTTATCTATATGTTTTGTGAAAAGTAAATCTAACGCTACTTGAGTAGCTAACATTGTCTTACCGCTACCGGCAGCGCCTTTTAAAACTGTTATTGGGTTGTGTAGTATTAATTCTTTTGCTTTCTTTTGTTCGTCATTTAATTGAACCTTAAATTTGATTGGGTTTTTTGGCCTCCTTTTGGCCACGAAGACCTCATCGAGGTAGTTGTTACTAGCCATATAATATGTGTTAAAAGAACGTTAATTTTATTCTCTTATAAATAGCAAAAAAAAGAGGGCCGTTAAGCCCTCTCTATAAAAATTAATTACCCTTTCTTTTTCAAGATATGGTAAAGGACAAAGGCACCCACTAATCCGAGTAAACCTTCAGCGCTCAAAGAGCCCAAAATTGCCATTATATTCTCTACTACTGAGATTTCAGGCCAGAAAGGAATCTTTACACCTTTAAATAGTACTTCAAATACTACTCCTAAGGCGATTAAAGACACGCCTACTTCTGTAATTTTGTTGACCCATGAGCCAACTTTGTTTAATAAATCCATATTGTTGATTTTAGTTAGACAAAGTAAAACTGTCCGACTTGTGTGAAAGGAATTCCATACTAATAAATAGCAAAAAAAAAAGGGGACGCAAAGCGACCCCTCTTTCTTAGTTGATTCTAAAGGTATTCTTAGATAGTGCCGATGTCACTAACGAAGATTTTACCGTAGAATTCTGGTCTGATCATCTTCTTAGCATATCTAGTCATGAGACCTTTTCTTGGAGTGAAAGTCTCAGGATCGTATACTAGAGGAGTCATCATTAACGGAACGTATGGAGAATATACAGCACCTGCTTCTAGGAACTGAGAACCTCTATATCCTAATAGGATGATGTTTTCAGTCATATAAGGGTTTTTGTATACTTGGAATCTGTTAGCTAAGCTACCGATTCTTTGTACGCCCATTGCAAACTTATCTTGGTTTCCATCAGTTTGAGCAGCATATCCAGGAATTGATTCTAGGATAGTTGCAACGTTTGGAGAACATACTAGGAAGTTTGCTCCACCTCTTAGAGTTTTTTGGTGAATCTTGTTAGATACTTTCTGTACTTTAGTACCTAAAGTTTGGAACCACTGACCTTGAGTATTGTAGAAATCAGAAGTTGAAGTAGTCCAAGCTGAACCATTCCAAATCTTGTTGTTTTCTGCACTCCAGTGCTCAGTTGTTCTTGCACCTGCGATCAACATATCTAGGATCTCAAGATCGATTTCCATTGAAATGTATTCACTTAATAGTGAAGTCAATTCAGCTTCTGCATCGATTGAGTGATATGCGTTAAGATCTTGTGCAAATTCTGGTGTCCATTGCGCCTTTAGCTTTCTTGTCTTAGCAACGATAGCCTCAGATTGCAATTGAACATCGATTTCTGGGATAGTGATAGAACTATCTACTGCCGCAGTTGAATCAGCCTCAAAGTCACCTCTTGTGTTATCAGTTGGTTGTTTGTGGTATTTGATTTGCTCGTTAGTATTGTTTCCTACAACACCAGCCGCAGTTACGAATACGATGTTACCACCGTCTAGTTTAGTATATTGAGCGTAAACTGATCTTGAAGATAGTCTAAATGCTCTTATACCTTCTGCATCGAAGTTTGCGATAGAAGAAGTAGCAATTGTTACAGTTTCTAAAGCACCGATATCTACTCCTACTTCGTAGTTAACAGATCCAGATCCAGCACCAGCAACTGTTGCATTTGCTTCAGTACCTAATTGTTGGTTGATAGAGTAACCGAATTGACCAGCGCCGTAAAGACCACCAGCAACATCAGTATCTACTCCCATTTTATTAGCACCGTCAGTTACGTTACCGTACATATTGTCTCCGTCAGTTCTACCGTTAGTAGTAGTACCGTATTTAAAGTCTAGGTAAAATACTAGACCTGAAGGAAGTGACATTGGTTGTACACTTACAAAGTCTTGCGCTACGATTTGAGCGAAAACTTTTCTTACAAGTGGTAAAGCTACACCTGCCCACTGCTCACCAGCACCAGCTGTAAAGCCAGTTGATGTACCAGAAGCACCAGTGTTGTTTGCTTCAGCAACGATTTGTTTTGCTTGGTTTTCAAGAATCATAGCCATGTTGTTTTTGACTTTTTCATTCTCAATACCTTCTAACAAACCAGATGCGCTCCACTTATCAGCCAATCTAGCAGCATCTGCTTGAAGGCTTTTAAAGCTATTTGAGCTTTCTAATAGTTGATTGATTTCCATGATAATTTAAAATAAAATATTATTTAATAATTCCAGCTAATTTTTGCATTCTTAGAACTGCAGAAGATACCTCGCTAATTACTTCTGGCTTACTTGCAGTAGTACCAGTTGCTTTAGAAGCACTTCCTTTATGTTCTTTAATTGTAGTCTCTTTTTTCAAAACTACGTTATCGCTAACAGTTTCAAAAACAAGTTTAACTTCTTTAACAGTCTCTGCTTTGTCGAACGCAGCAATGATGTTAACTTTTTGTGACTCGCTCAAGTTGTTAGCTTTGAAAATTTTATTGACGTAGAGCAATTTAGAATTTAGAAGATTAACTTCGTTTAGTTCTTTTCTCAATGTTTCAATAGTTTCAAGAGCTTCCTCAAGTTCTGAAGAATTTTCTTCCTTGATAGTGTCGTTAACGTTTTTCTCTTTAGAATCAGATTCAGCAGGTACTTCGTTAGCGGCAGGACCTTCAGCAGCTTCTGCTACTTCTTCTTCCATTTCCTCTTTCTTTTTACCTTCTTCCATTTCTTCTTCGCTTTCGCCTTCTGAAACAGCTTCTAATTCTCTAATTAACTCGTCAAGGTCGATTTCCTCGTCACCTTCACCACCAGCTAGAGGATCACCCTCTCCTGGTTCGTCTAAATCTGCACCAGCGTCCATATCGTCAGCAGGTAATTCAGCGTCTAGTTCAG